GGGACCGGGAGGTCGATCCCGTCATAGCGGTAGGACCGGGTGAGTTCGGTGACTTGCATGGGTGGTCTCCAGGGTTGGGTGGGTGATTGGGCGCCGCGCCGATCACCAGAGGCTGGCGGGCTCGCCGGGCTTGGCCTCGGCGGGCGGCGGGGGCGGCGCCGAGACCTTCGGCTCGGCAGGCGCTGCAGCCTTCGACGTCGGTGCCTTCTTCGTTGCCGCGCTCTTCGCCGCGTCCGCCGCCTGTTGCTGCTCGGCGAGCTGCTCGCCCAAGGCCTTGCGGGACGCGATCAGCTGCCCGAGCGCGCCATCGGCGCCCTTGGCGAGTTCCTCATCGATCTCTGCGGCGCTCGCTGTGACCGAGATCGGCCGCACTTCTCCGCATTCGAGGTTGCCCTTCACGCCTTCGGCCTTGCGCGGGATGATGGTGAGCGTCACCGCGCCGTCCGGGCCGGCGACAAGATCGAAGCCGAGTGAGTAGCGGGACAGCAAGGGAAGCAAGCTGGTGATCAGCATGGTGGTCAAGCCTCTTCAGCGATGGTGGCAGGAGCGGCGGCCGGCGCCGGTGGCGGCCCGTACTTTCCGTCCAGGGTGAGAGCGCTCGGGAGCCGACCCGCCCAGTCGAAGCCGGTGGCATTGAGCATGCCGGCGATCAGGACATTGACCTTGCAAGCGTAGATCTTGGCGAAGTTCTTCTCGCCCATGTGCTTGATCAGGCCGCACTCTCTGGCGATGAACTTCAGCTCGTCCTTGCCGAAGCGCCCTAGGAAGTCGGCATCGACCCGCCAAATATCCCGCAGGGTTGCCTCGAACGCCTCCAGGATCTCCGGGTCGCCCTCGCCTGCCTTGATCAGCGCGGCGCGCCATGCTGCCTCGCGTACATCTCCGGTTCGGCCGGCGATGTCCTTGGCAGTGATAGCTGGCTGCGCTGCAGGCGCAGGCGCTGACTTCCTGGCAGGTGCTGCTGATGCAATGGGCGGTGTAGCGGTCGGGCTGGTACACGGCGCCGGGCGTTCCGCAGCCGGCGTGGTCGCTTCCGGCGCTGCCGACGCGACCGGCGCGGCCGTCTCGGCTGGCGCAAGGAGAACAGCTTCGGTCTTCAGCTGGAAGCATCCCGGGTTGGTGCAGTGCCCGTCGTCGACATGGGTTTCGAACAGGACACGCTGCGCCCCCGCATTGAACGGGCACGTCGTGCACTCGGTCTTGTCGAACGTCGCCGCGCCGAGGTTCTGCGTCACCCGCATCAGCAGCTCGCGCGTCTTCGCCACGTCGAGGCCCGCGCTGGTGATCGTCTCGAGCGCCTTGTCCTGCTTGTCGCTCGGAATGACCGCCAGCAACTCGGCGTGGCCCACCTTGATGCGCCGCTCATCCAGCGCGAGCTTCACCGCGGGCGACAAGTTGGCCAGCGCGAGGCGTCGGTCGAACTTCGCCGGCGACCAGCCCAGCCGACGTGCGGCCTCTGCTCGGTCGTCCTGGCAAGCAGCAAGAACCCGCACGGCGGCGTCCGCCTGCTCGGTCTCGGACGCATCGTCCCGCACATCGTTCTCGTCGATCGCAGCTTCGAGCGCCTCCTGGTCGGTCATCTCGCGGACGATCACCGGCACTTCGCCGGCATCACCGAAGACTTCGAGGGCGGCGCGGTACCGGCGCTCACCAGCAACGATGATGTGGTCATCACCAACGGGCCGGATCAGCAGCGGCTGGAGCAGACCTCGCAGCCGAATGGACGCGACAAGCTCCTCGTGCTTCTTGGCATCGAAGTAGCGGCGCGGGTTCTGCCCGGGCTTGATCTGAGCCAGCGGCAGCAGGGAGAGTGGCGCGGTCAAAGGTATGCTCCTTCGTCGAGAGCCTGCATCACGCGGAGAAGCTCAGGGCTTCGGCCAAGGGCGAGCAGCTGGATGGGGTTCAGGTTGTTGAGCAGCGGCTGGGGCGCTGTGAGCCACACGGCCACTTCGATGTCGGAGTAGAGCTCGCTGGCTATGCCAACTGCCTGCTGGAAGGTGTCGCCGGTGTCGTGCGGCGCCGGCAGGAAGCGGTAGCCGTTGACGAGCATCGGCTTTGTCGGATCGAAGAGCGGGTCGTCGGTCCCGATGGCGAGCGCGTCAGCCATGGCCGGGGAACTCCGACCACTCGCGCCCGTCCAACAGGCGGCCGGCGGCTTTCTTGCCGACGCGGCGCATGACGAGGAAGCGCTCCCCGTGGAAGCCGCTCCCGCCAGCAAGGTTCAGCCACTTGGACTTGCCGTGATCGACGTAATCGTTGGTATAGTTGGCGCGCCAATCGGGATCGTCGCGTTCACGGTCGAGCGAGACTTCCCACTCTCCCCATTGTTTGAACAGCAACGGCACGCCGGCGGCTTGGCACTGGTCCCGTAGCGAGCGCGCCCAGTCCGGGTGCATCGGTCGCGCATTCGGGCCACTTTCGCCGCCAATGATTACCCAGCGGATACCTTGGGTGTCATGATGCGCCCACCGAAAGTCGTCAGCCTCGGCCGGGTTGGGCAATGCCCCGAGCATCGGATAGCCCGCCACATCCCAGCGAACGGCGCCTAGATCGACGGGTCCGAGCAGCGGCTCCGCGCTGATGAAGCGCACTGCGGCTGGCGTGTTAAGCAGGTCAGGAATGCGCTCGTCCGCGCGCTGCTGGTCCTCGACGCTGACGCCAAGCCAGACGTTCGGAAGGATGAACTGATCTTCCCACACACCGATGGCGCAGGGCGAGCCGGATAGCTCGACCAGCAGCGATCCGATGCGATCGTCGAACGGATCGCCGGCATCGTGCCAAATGGTGGAGAGCTTCGTCAGATACTCCCGCATCCGCGCCGAGCGCTTCGTAAGGATCATATGCGTGTGCTGCGGCGTGAGCGCGCAGACGGCGAACAGCCGGTCGATCGCCGCGTCGGGCACGTTCTCGTGGAACAGGTCGCCGTGTGCGTTCCAGAAGATCCGGCGGCCGCGTTTCCACGCCAGAGCCTGCTGCAGAGCCTTATCGTTCAGGCGGATTTCGCCTGTCCAGACCATGCCGCCCTTGGTCATCTGGGTGAGACCGCGGCGCACGTCGAAGCGATGAGCCTGCTTCATCGCATAGCAGTTGGTGCAGCCAGGCGAGGCCAGCGAGCAGCCGTTGACATAGTTCAGCGTGGCGTCCGCCCACTCGATCTTGGTGCCGTCAGCCATCGTGCTGCACCTCGAGCTCGTCGCTGACGGCGCCGGCCGGGATCAGCTCCTTGCCGCGCGACCAGGCGAACATGGTGGGTGCAACGAACGTGTCAGCATGGCGCACGAGCCACGCGTCAAGCATCTCCTGCAACTCGGCGTCGGCTGCCTTCGAGTTGGTGCGCCGGTCGGGACCATCACCATCGGAGTGGAACAGGTCATCGCGGTCGAAGTACTGATCGTCGATCAGACGAGCGGCGCTGAAGGTGATTGCCTCTGACGCCGCCTCGACAATGTAGAAGCCCTGGCCTTCGAAATCCTCCCGACCGGCGAAGATCGCGTCCTCGCGCGTGGTGTGCGGCCCCGAGGTGAAGAACTCGCCGTCACGGCTGGCCCACCAGGATGCTGCGGTACCCGTGCGCATTGCTCAGACCCTCATCGGCATGATTACGCCCTTGAAGGCGGTGTCGGCAGGGTCGGTCACGATCGCCGGTGCGTCGTGCGCCGACAGGTGCAGCTGCATCTCCTCGCCGGTCAGCGAGTTGCACATGGCAAGCAGGTACTTGGCGTTGAACCCAATCTGTTCGAGGCCTGCCGCGACATTATGTTCGGCGTCGATATCGAAGGTGCTCGTCCCCAACTCGACGTTAAACAGCTCGCACCGCAGCTTTCCGGCTGGGAACGTCAGCTTCACCGCTCGGAACGACTTGTCGAAGCTAAGGGAAGCCAGAGCAGAGATGGCCTGCACGAGTTCGCGTCGGCTCACCCGCACAACGTACCGAGTGTCGGTCGGCACCACCCGCTGGTAGTCAGGGTACTGTCCGTCGATCAACTTGCCGGTCACCGAGTAGACGATGCCGTCGAGATCGCCTTGCAGCGCGATCCGCGGCCCGCCCGGAGCGAGGGGCAGATCCGGACCAGCGTTATTCGGCACGGCCATGCGCCCGAACGTGAGGCGGGCGCCCTCCTTGGCCTTGGCCAGCCGCGCCAGCACGATGGTCAGCCAATCGCGCGGAATGATAGTGTTGTCAGGGATGATGCCGACTGCATCGGGCAGCGGGATATCGACGATCATCAACTTGTGGCCGTCTGTTGCCGCGAACCGATAGGTCCAGCCATCAAGCCGCTTCACACAGATGCCGTTGAGGTAGTAGCGCGTCTCCTCCTGCGAGATCGCAGGAACGAGACGAGCCAGCTGCTTGAACTCGGCCGCGCCCAGCGTTGCCGAAAACTCCTCGAAGCCAATGCGATCCAAGGGCGGGAAGTCGCATACCGGCATAGTGAGCAGCTTGCTGCCGAGCCGCCCTGAGCGAACCTCGATGGAGCGATCGTCGGCAGGAAGCACGCTGACGTCATCGCCGCCTGCCTGGTTGATAGCGCTCCGCAGCATGCGCGGCTGGGGCAGGAGAAAGTTGCCCGCGGCGCCTTCATAAGGCAGCTCAGCGCAGGTGCAGTTGTCGAGATTGGTGGCCTCCAGACGCAAGGCGCCGTTCGCCGTAACCTTCATTGATTGCAGGATCGGGATGGTGCTGGACTTGCCCACGACTGCCGACGCCAGGTCGAGCGCGCGGGTAAACTGCTTACGGTTGACTTCGATCATGATGGGCGATCCTTGCTGATGGAGATCAGGCGCGCTCAGGGCGGCTGGCCACCACCTCGCGAGCCTTGCGCTGGACGCGCTGCACGAGGTCGGTGAGCGTCTCGGTCGATGGCACCTGCGAGGCGCCGGTGAGGCCAAGCCACACGCGCCCGAGGTCTTCCGCCACCTTCTCGGCCTCATCGTAGGAAAGGACGGGAGGGCGGCTCACTGCGACAACACCGCAAAGCAGGCGACCAGAACGACGAACAGGCAGGACGTCGCTGCGCACACGATCAGGGTGCCGCCACCAAGGCTCGGCTCGCCGGCTGCGCTCGCCTCGGCAACGAGCTCGCGCATCTCCGCGAACATGTTGTGCCGTCGGATCGCGCGAGCCTCTGCCAGAGCGGCATAGTCATGCACCCACTTAGCCGCGCGGGCATGTACGCGGCTCACCGTGCGATCCCCCATGCAGCGAGCTGCATTTCTGCGCGGGCGCGAACGTAGCTGGTGAACACCGCGCGCTTGGCGGCATCGTCCTCGTCGTAAGCGGTTAGGAAGTCCTGCAAGAAGCTGACGACCAAGTCGCGCTGGACAAAAATGACCTCAGAGCCGCGGTGCGGCTGGGTAACGGTGCGAGGCTGGCAGGATGCAGTGTGCATCGAAGGTCTCCAGATGGATCCTTCCGGGTCTGCGCTTACGGCTCACCGGTCGGGTGTTGGAGACTTACTGCGCTATGATTTGTAGCGTGTCAACACGATTTGTAGCGCTACGGGACGCTAGTCGTCTGGCCAGATTTCGTCAGGCCACCAGTCGTCTGCCGAATCGTCGCGCTGATCCAGGCTGTCCCGCTCTGGCCGCCTCCGATCCACTACATCTGGCAGCTCCGGTGCCTCTCCTCCGAATGACACTCTGATTGTCGCCCCCCATGGCTCAGCCTGCTGGAAGACGGCAATAACGGGCCCGCGTCGCATGTAGGTGTGAACTAGCTGACATCGCTCGGCCCGAACGTACCCGATCTGAATACCCCGCTCGCTCATGACGGCGATCGCTCGAGGGTCTTTCGGGTTCTTCGGCTCCGGGACCAAGTCGACCCTTTCCCCCGGTATGCACATCGCGATTTCGAAGCGGCGGGCAGGGCCGCTCTTGTTCGGGTGGTCAGCGCCTACGACCGCTAAGGAGAGTTGATTAGGCAAGTGATCCTAGTGTTTACGAGCAGACCAGATAACGCGACCTAAGATGTGAATATCGTCGCGCGCGACCTCCTTGTTCGGCACTATCGGATTATCCGACACGACAAGTACTCTTCCCCGCCCAACTACCTGAAGACGCTTGATGCTCGCAGCGCCGTAAAGGCTGATCGCCCAGATCTTATCGTCGTTGTTCAGTTCAGTTTGAGTGGTATCAAAAATGACCATCGCATCATCATGGATGGTCGGCATCATGCTGTCGCCTATTCCTCGTCCTACAACCAGGCGTTGGGCCGGAGCCCGGCTTATCTGCCGAAGTAGAGCTGCGTCGAACTCGAACACCCCTTCTTCGTAGTAGTCGTCCAGCGTGACGCCCTCGCCCATGGCGAGGTTCATGTCGATGTGCCGTAGCGGCACGGCACCGTCTTCCGCTTTTATGATCGGAGGCAGGTCTGGCGCTCTGTCACCGCGAACGATCACGGGCGTTGGGCCACCCTCAAGAAGCCACTCTGCAGCGATGCCTAAGCGCTTGGCGAAGAGCGCTGCGTATTTGGCGAAGCCGTTCTGACCGCTTTCGTAGGCCCGATACGTCGTCGGATTGACGTTGCACGCGCGGGCGAAGTCCGCCTTGTCGGCGAACCCCGCCTGCTCTCTCGCCCAGGCAAGGCGCTCATGCGGTAGGTCGAGATCGGGACTGTTCATCATGTCCCAATCGCACGAGGCGACGCTACAAATCATATTGCAACGTAGCGCTACGAATGATAGCGCTTGCCAATATGGAACATAGCACCACGATACAGATGCTCGGTGGCGCCAAGGCGGTCGCTGATGCTCTTCGCTCACGAGGCGTGCCTGTCGCGGACGTAACCGTCCGCTCTTGGAGCCTTGCTGGACGCCGTATTCCTGCAAAGTACTGGTTCCACATCGCTTCGATTGCGGAGGAGCAAGGCAAGGCTGTTTCGTTCGAAGCGCTCGCACAGGACGCAGCAGCATGAGCGCGAGCACCGACTTTCGCGCCAAGCTCACGAAGCTGATGCCTGGCTACGACTGGACCGTCCACAAAGCGGCAAAGGGCGCGACAAAGCTGGTGGCAACTGGCACCCAGTCCAGTGGCTTCAATAGGCTCTCGACCCTTGAGGTAACGTGGACCGCACGCGAGAGCGGTGACTGGTACACCGCCCGCTCTGCTGGTTTTGGCCGACGCGCTCCATGGCTGCTCGACAGCGCTGATGTCACGTTGGCGCGCTGCCTTCGGGGGCTGCAAGACCGCTACAAGCATACGGCAGCCACCTATGCGGCTCACGAGCGCGCGCTCCAGAATGCTCGCGAGCTTCGCGCAGGAGGTGACGCATGAGTCTCCCGACGCGCGAGCAGACCGCTCGCCCGGTGCAGTACGGCGGCTCCTTGCACCGAATCGCCAATAAGCCGGTGAGCGGCAGCGGTGCACGCATCAAGCTGCTGCCTGACCATCCCGCGGCCGCTGACGCGCGGACGCTCTTCCCCAGCCGCGTCGTGCACCCCGCTGACAGCCCCCGTCTGCTCATCTCGGGCATGAACCAGCGGAAGATAGGGCGGCTGGTAACCAAAGGCCGTTGGAAAGGCTTCCCGCTCTACACCCTCACCTTGGAGGAGCGCGCGACCTGCCCGCGGTCCTGCGGCGAGTGGTCGACCTGCTACGGCAACAACATGAACTGGTCGCGCCGCCACATGGCGGGCATGGCGCTGGAAGCCCGGCTGATCGACGAGGTCGTCGACCTCGGCCGCAAGCACCCGCGCGGTTTCGCCGTCCGGCTGCACATCCTCGGCGACTTCTACAGCCCAGCCTATGCCGATCTCTGGTCCGTCCTCCTCGCAGAAGTGCCGCAGCTGCACGTCTTCGGGTTCACCGCCAGGGATCGGACCAGCCGGATCGGCGCCGCAGTCGCAGCCCTCAACGCCGACTGGCCTGGGCGCTGCGTGATCCGGTTCTCGGGTGTGGACAGCCTCGTGATCACCGCTGCGTCGGAGAGCAAACACGTTCTCTGCCCCGTGCAGACCGGAAAGACCGATTGCTGCGGTACCTGCGGCCTGTGTTGGACCATGCAGCGACCCGTCGAGTTCGTGAGGCACTAGGTGCCCCTCGCCCGCGCCCACCACTTTGTATCCGGCCTGCCCTGGACCGGATCGGCCGCCGCGCTCGATAGCCCCCCGCCCGCGGCGGCCGCTTCCATACTTGCCCCTATTCATGATCTGGAGACTAGCCGTGGCTGACAAACAAGTCCGTCGCTGCAGCGCACAATCCAAGACAAACCTGTCGTTGGCCATATCGGCCGGCTGGAGCCGTTGCGCCAACAACATGGGGCCCGGCGCCTTCGCCGATCGCGCCGACATGGAGACGGTCACTGTGCGCCGCGGCATCGCTGGCCCGTCGCTGCCAGCGTCGGAGAACCTGCTCAACAGTCTTGCCGCTGATCCAACCGCACTGAACGAGGCCCTTGCTCTCTACGGGCTGACCGCGACGCCGAAGGAGGCCCAGACGGCGAACGACATGGCGCTGGTGACCGGGCTGTCCGGCGCGGTAGCCGAGTACCTGAAGCGGATCTCCGACGGGCAGCGGTGCCATATCGATGAGGCCGTGCTTGCAGCGATGTTCCGCCCTCTGATCCCTCAGATGCAGGCGATCGTCGATGCCGACGACGCACGGAGGACCTCATGAACCCGCGCGACGAGGTCATACGCGAAGCCTACCGCACCGAATCTGCACGGACGCTTGCCGCACGCTTCAACCTGTCGCCGCGCCGGATCCGCAACATCGTTCGTGAACAGCCCGGCGTGCCGCGGCAGCGTGTCAGCGCCGAAGAGCACCGCCGCGCGACTGCCGAGGGCTTACGCAAGGCGAAGGCTGAAGGGCGGCAGGTCGGTAAACGCCGCCTGTTCGCTGACGATCCAGTGCGCCGCGACGAGTACTGGACATTGCGCCATGCCGGCTACTCGGCTGGTGAAGCCCGCGCCGCGATGGGCTTGCCGCAACAGTGACCCGGCTACCGTCTCGCGCTGAGATCGAAGCGGCTCTCACTGCCGCTCCTGCCAGCCTCGAACAACATCACGAGCTGATCGCCCATGCAGAGCGGCGGCTGGCGCGTGCGCGTGAGAAGGTGGACGCGGCGGCTTTGGAGATGGGCCAAGCGATGATGGCTCTGGATGCCGCTCGATTGGCCCGGGACGATTTCCTCATCCACAACCCGGACCCACAGCTCGAGATGCCGATATGACAGCGGCGTTCAATCCCTTCGCTCAGAAGAAGGCCTCGGGCAGCAAGTACGGCGCCAAGAAGTCAAACTGCCTTCATGGGCACGAGCATGCCAGCCGCCGGGAGGCGAAGCGGTGCAACGAACTGCATCTGCTCCAGCGCGCCGGCAAGATCGAGCGGCTGGAACAGCAACCCGTGTTCCGGTTCGAGGTCGCAGGTCAACCCGTCATGCTGGAGAACGGACAGCAGGCGCGGCTCACTGCTGACTTCACGTATGTCGAGAACGGCCGCCAGGTCGTAGAGGACAGCAAAGGCTTCGTTGTCCGCGACTTCCCACTGAGATGGGCCTTGGCACGTGCATTGTGGCCCGAAATCGACTGGCGGGTCGTGTGAGCGTCATCGCAACAGCCGTGAAGCATCTGATCGCCGCCGGCGTCACGGGTGACGCGTTGCTCGCCGCGATCGCTGAGCTGGAGGCGCAGGTTCGCGCAGAGCCGAAGCCGAAGTCATCTGGCGCCCGGCGAACGGCCGAGTGGCGTGAACGCGAACGTCTCAAAGCGTCACAGACCGTCACATGTGACGAAAGTGACGTTTGTGACGCCGGTGACGTTTCGCCCTCCCTTCCCCTCCCCCCCAATGAAAATAATTCTAACCCCCCCGCCCCTACCCACCCGGATGGGGATACCCCGCCCGCGCGTAAGGGGCACCGCTTCCCGGTAGATTTTCCCTGCCCCGCTTGGGCCGATCCGGACGTCTGGGCGGATCTGCTGAAGAACCGGAAGACCAAGAACTCGACGAATACCGCGACGGCGCACCGCCAGTTTGTCCGGAAGGTCGAAGGGATGGCTGACGACGAGTGGCCCCCTGGCCGTCTGCTCGAAGCCATTGTCGCCCTCGGCTGGGGCGGAGCCTACGACCCGCGAGAAAAGAGAAATGACCGACCACCCCACCAACTCCCGTCCGGCGCGACCGGTAGGCGAACTTCTCCCAGCCATCTCGACGTCGATCAGCGAGACGGCTTCGAGCGAGAGCTTGACGAGCGGATCTTCGGCGCCGGCGCTTCGACTGTCCGATGAACAGCTCGACGCCGCCATGGCGATCGCCACCATGCCGCTCCCGCCACTCGCGACCGGAGATGCGCAGTTCCTGGACCGCTGCCTCCGCATGTTGACCACGCTGCCGCGACGCAAGGACGACGAGGTTACGGGAAAGCTGCGCGTGCGCGCTTACGAGTTGGCCATCGGCACGTACCCGAAGTCCGCGCTCGAGTTCCTAGTCGCTGAGGCGCTCCGCACGTGCAGGTTCTTTCCGAGCACGTCCGAGTGCGTAGAGATCCTTGGCAGATGGGAGCGGAACGACGAAGCGCTGCGGAGTAGGCGTTCCGCGGAACTGGCCGTGCGTCGGGAGCAGCAGGCGCGCTTCGACGAGGCAATGAGGCGTCTCGCGGCCGAGGCTAGCGACCAATCCGAGATCGATGCGCTACCGGAGCGGTGGAAGCGCATGGCTGAGACTTACGGCTACCTGTGGCGCGAGGAGGATGGCTCCTACGTCTTGCGCTCAGCCCGGTCACGCCAGCTGCCCGAACCGGTCCAGCGCGCGGAACCATCATGCGGCATGTGCCAGGACATTCGACGGGTCCTCACACTCGAGGGCGTCGAAGCAGACTGCCCCAGCTGTGTCAGCATTCAGGAGATCGCAGCGTGACGATCACTGAGGTCGACAAGCTATGCCAATCGCAAGTGGGGATGACCGCGGCCTATCGTGCTGGCTTGCTTCTCCAAGAGAATGGCTGGATGCGCTTCCCTCCCGCATGCTGGGACAAGCCCGCAATCTTAGCCCTTGAAGGCGAGCGCTGCATCGCCGGCATCAACTGTTCTGAAGACCTAGATGACGGCGTGTTCGCTGTGCATTTCGCATGGTGCACCGAGCCGCAGGCTTTGGCTGTGCTGCTGCTTCGTCTCCGTCAGAAGTTGCGGAATACCGCGTGCACCAACCTGACCTTTACCTACCATGAGGGCAATGTGGCGATGGCGCGGATAGCCCGGCTGCTGAACGCGGTGCCCCACAGCCACACATATCGCATGCCCCTCGGCTCCGGTGGCCAGCGATGAACTGGTGCATCCTACGCACGGCACCCAGCCGCACGATCCCATTGACCACGGCTCTACAGCAGGCGGGCTTCCAGGCGTGGACGCCGCAGGAGACCCGAACGGTCCGCCTGGCGCGCTCACGCGACCGGAAGGAGGTCGCGTCGCCTATGACGCCCACCATTGTGTTCTCGGAATACGACCGGCTGCCCGAGCTGGTAGCGATCTCGCGGCAACCGGCACCATCGCGCGTCGTATGGGATGAGGCGGCACGCAGCCACGTCACTGTCATGCTGCCCAACTTCGGCGTGTTCCGTCATCTCGACATCTACCCCCGTGTGGCTGATCGTGCTCTCGACGCCTTGCGGCTTGCTGAGCAACGCGGCCGACCGCGCGCAGCGGCCCGCACCTTCCATGCGGGTGAACTGGTGACCTTCGCTGATGCCGGCTTCGAAGGATTGCTAGGCAGCGTCAGAGGTCAACGCGGTCGCTTCATCCTGGTCGACTTTCCCGGGTTCAACATCCCCGTGAAGATCGCTGCCCACAACCTACTGCCCGCGCACGATCAGGCCGCTTGACGTGCAAATCGTCGACGGAGTAGAACAGCTCATCCGCTGCCAGGAGCAGCAGGCGTTCGCGCATGGCCTAGCCACCAACGCCCCACCCAACAGGAGCACCTCGCTTCTGGTGGGGCGCGCGAAGCGTACCTAGTGCCCAGCCGTCCACCTAGCCTCAAGCAGAAGCCTCGCGCGAAATCTTGGGCGACCACACGCAAGAGCAGGCAGCAGCGCGGCTACGGTCGGGCTCATGAGTTGATGCGTGCACAGGTGCTCAAAGAGGAGCCCCTGTGCCGCCCTTGTCTCGATGCGGGGCGCGTCACGCCTTCAACGATCGCAGACCATAAGATCCCGAAGGCCGAAGGCGGCACTGATGATCGCGAGAACTACCAAGGCATCTGCGATCCCTGCCACCAGGTGAAGACGGCTGAAGAGGCCAGCAGGGCACGCGCGAGGTCGCGCACCCCGGGGGGGAGGTCAAAGATCGGCCGCAGCTACCCCTAGGACCGTATACCGAGGCCTTTTTTCGCTCGCCCGTATTAAACTTTCGGGCCGATATAAATTTTGGAGGCCAGAATGCAGCGCGGGCGCAAGCCGAAAACGCCGACCGAGAAGGCGGCGGCCGGCACGCTCCGGCCCTTCCGGGATGGTGACAAAACCGAGATCATCGTACCCGGCGATCCGCCGATCCAGCCGGACTACCTGACGCCGGAAGCGATCCTCGTCTGGCAAGAGGTGCTCGGCCGGGTCATGGCCGCTGGCGTCACCGAGGTCGATAGCGCCCTGCTCGCTCGCTACTGCTCGCTGGAAGCGCTGGTCCGTCAAGCCTTCTCCGCGGGTGGTGAGCCCCCGCCCGCCGCTTACCTGACGGTACTTCGTCAGCACGAAGAGCTCCTGAGGATTGCCGGCCCGAAAAGCCGCGTAGGAAGCGGAGGTGCCGCGGATGCCACGAAGCCGGGCAACCCGTTCAAGCGCAACGGACACGGGGCACGCTAGAGACTACGCCTCGGTCGCACTGGCGTACGCGAAAGCAGCAGCTGGTGATAAGAAGCAGAAGCGGCACTGCAAGTGGGTTCGGCTGGCGGCTCAGCGGCACCTCGACGACCTGAAGCGCGCAAAGACGAAGGCGTGGGGGTACTACTTCGACCCGTGGCACGCCAACGATGTCTGCGACTTCGCGGAGAAGCTGCCCCACGTTGAAGGTGTCTGGGACACACCGACGATCACGTTGGAGCCGTTTCAGGTTTTCGTCCTGGCGCTGGTCTTCGGCTGGCGTCGGCATGACACCGGCGGCAGGCGCTTCACCTCCGTCTATGAAGAGGTCGCGCGCAAGAACGCGAAGTCGACGAAGACGGCGCTGGTGTCACTCTACTGTCTGGCCTGCGAGAACGAGCCAGGGCCTCAGGTACTTACCGCGGCGACGACGTTTGATCAGGCCAAGAAGGTGTTCCACCCTGCCAAGCGCATGGTGGAGAAGATGCCGGCTTTGCAGGAGGCTTTCGGGCTAATCCCGTGGGCCAAGTCGATCACCTGCGGCGACAACGGCGGCTACATGCAGCCCATGCACGCGAAGGCCAAGAGCCAGGACGGGCACAACCCGCACCTTGTCACCATGGACGAGCTGCACGCCCACTCTGACCGCGGCTTGTTCGACGTGATGAACTCGGCTTTCGGTGCGCGGCGTAACCCGCTGATGTGGATCATCACCACGGCCGGGTTCAATCTGCACGGCGTCTGCTACGAGCAACGGACCCTGGCGACCAAGGTGCTCGAACGCTCTGTCATCGCCGAGCACATCTTCGCGATAATCTTCACCCTCGACCGCGCCGAAGACTACGGCGACGATCGCAAGGTTGGCGACGATCCGTTCGACCCTTCCAAGTGGATCAAGGCTAACCCGCTGATCGATGCCTCGCGCCCGTTGCGGGATGAGGTTGCCAAGCGGGCGATCGAGGCCAAAGCGAGCCCGGCTGCCGAAGGCGAGTTCAAGACTAAGCACCTAAATATCTGGCTAGGTGCTGCATCGGCCTGGCTCAACGTAACTCAGTGGGCGCTCTGCGGCGACACCACGCTGACCCTAGACGATTTCGCCGGTCTCGACTGCTACATCGGCGCCGACCTTTCGAACGTCGACGATCTTTCCGCGCTGGTGCTGGTCGCGGAAACGCCGACGGGCCAACTGCTCGTGAAGCCGTGGTTCTACGTGCCCGAAGCGCGGCTCTCCAGCCAGGACGGCGCGCTGAAGCAGGTGACCGCGCTCTATAAGCAATGGGTGGCTGCCAGCGCGTTGGTTGCAACACCCGGCGACTTCATCGACCATCGCGTCATCGAGCAGCAGGTGCGGGACCTGAAGGAAGCGCTGGCTGTTCGGCGCGCGACATTCGACCAGTGGAACAGCGGCCTCGCCATGGCGTCGCGGCTCAACGAAGACTTCGACGACGGCGGCGAGCCATTCGCAGTGCAACTGCCCAAGAACGCCGCCAACGTCACTGACCCGGCTAGGCAGCTCGAGGCTCGCGTGAAGGCCGGACCAGCTCGTCTGCGCCACGATGCCAATCCTGTGTTGGCCTGGATGATCGGCAACGTCGTTGTCGACCGCCGCGTGAACGGCAGCCTGCTGCCGAAGAAGGAAACGCCGAACAGTCCGAACAAGATCGACGGGGTGGACGGGCTGATAAATGCCACTGCCCCGATGATCGTGCCGGAAGAGGCAGCGCCAGAATACGAGATGCTCGTCGTCTGATCCTGCGCCTCCCGAAGGAGCCAACATGAACCGAGCTTATTCCATGCTGGAGGTGAAAGCCTTCGACGCCGATCAGCGCACCTTCAAGGGCTGGGCCACCACTCCCGCCGCGGACCGGGTGTCGGATACCATCAATCCGTTGGGGGCGAAGTTTCAGAACCCGCTGGTCCTGTTGCATCAGCATCAGCATGACGCGCCGATCGGCACCGTCACGTTCGGCAAGCCGACGGCCAAGGGCATCGAGTTCGAGGCGCAGATCCCGGACATCGCAGAGGCGGGTCCGCTTAAGGATCGCGTCGACACCGCGTGGGGCGAGATCAAGCATGGGCTCGTGCGCGCCGTGTCCATCGGTTTTCGTCCCCTCAAGTACGCTTTCCTTGATGACGGCGGCATCGACTTCCAGGAAATCGAGATCTTCGAGCTGTCGACCGTATCCATTCCGGCAAACGCCGAGGCGGTGATCACCGCGGTGAAGTCGCTCGACCACAACTTCATGGAGAAGGCCGGCATCGAGCCCGATCCACTCCCAACTCCCCAGCACGACAAACCCGCCGCGACCGGCAAGGGGCGCGTCGTCAAGCTGCAGGAACCCGCCCGCGACGGGGCGAAACCCTTCGTCATCCGCACCATCAGGCGGACGGCATAGCCCCTAGACTACGGGAACACCTACATGCCTACCATCGCTGAACAGATCGCTGCCTTCGAGCAGAAGCGCGCCTCGCTCGTCGCTGCGAACGAAACCATCATGACCAAGTCCGCTGACGAGGGTGCCACCCTCGACGAAGAGCAGGAGCAGCTGTTCGACGGCAACCAGGCCGATATCGACGCCATCGACAAGCACCTGGTGCGCCTCCGCGCAATGGAGAAGACGCTGATCTCCAAGGCTGCGCCCGCGCACGGATCGAACCAGAAGGACGGTTCCGGCTCGCGCGGTGGCCAGATCATCATCAAGTCGGGCGACGCGGACGAGAAGTTCGAGGGCCAGAACTACACCCGTATGGTGATCGCCAAGACCCTTGCCCGCCTCGATGGCATCTCGGCCGAAGGCATTGCGCACCAGCGCTGGGGCAAGAGCAACCCGACCCTCGTGCAGGTCGTGAAGGCCGCGGTGGCCGGCGGCGGCACCGAGGCTGGCGAGTGGGGCGCGGAACTCGCCCAGGCAGACACCCGCTACACCGGCGACTTCATCGACTTTCTGTACGCTCAGACGGTGTTCGATCGCCTGCCACTCCGCGAGGTGCCGGCAAATGTGCACATCAAGGGCCAGGACGGTGCCGCGTCGGCTTACTGGGTCGGCCAGTCCAAGTCGATCCCGGTGACCAAGGCCGACTTCTCGGATGTCGTGCTATCCGCCTTGAAGGTGGCCGCGATCGCCGTGATCTCGAAGGAGCTGCTGCGCGACTCCTCTCCATCTGCCGAACTGCTGGTGCGCGATGCGCTGGTGCAGGCCTCAGCGCAGCGTGTCGATCAGACGTTCCTGTCGAATGCAGCGGCCGTCGCCAACGTGTCGCCGGCTGGCATCCTGAACGGTCTGACCGCAGGTACGAGCGCGGGCAACGACACTGAAGGCGTGATCACCGACGTGAAGGCGTTGTACGCCGGCTTCATCGCGGCCAACAATGCGGACGACCTTCGGTTCGTCACCACGCAGTCGCTGGCGAAGTCGCTGGGCCTCATTCAGAACGTGATGGGCAACTTCGCATTCCCAGGCTTGTCGGCGAACGGCGGCACTCTGCTGGGCGACCCGGTAGTCGCTGGTGGAAACGTCGGCGCGGGCGACCTCATTCTGCTGAAGCCCTCCGACATCTACAAGATTGGCGACCGCGGCGTTGAGGTGTCCCTCTCGACCGAAGCGTCGGTCCAGATGGCGGACAACCCGGATGGTGCGAGCGACACGCCAACCCCCAATGCGAACGTGGTTTCCATGTTCCAGACTGAGTCGGTGGCCATCAAGGTGGTGCGGCCGCTCAACTTCGCCAAGCGCCGCGCATCGGCCGTCGCCTACATCGGCAACGCCGACTACGGCACGCCAGCGGCGCCGTAATTGACGATCGGCGGGCGGCTGTAGCTGCCCGCCGGGCTCTCTCACGGAGGACGATATGACCGACTTGGTAGCCAAAAAGTCGATGACCTACGCCACACGTCGGCTCATGCCTGGCGATCCCTTCGTCGCGCGCACTACCGCAGATGCGCGTGCGCTCATCGCCATCGGGAAGGCCGGCAGGCCGGATGGAGATGGCGAGCAGAAGGCTGAGCTGGACGACTTGCGCGCCGAGTACGTGAAGGTTGTCGGCAAGCGTCCCTTCCACGGCTGGGATGCCGCGACGCTGCAGGAGAAGGTCGCCGAGGCCAAGGAAGCCAAGGCGGACTGATGCGCCTCTTCGGCTTCGAGATCTCTCGCGCCGGCCGCTCCCTCTCCGCTCCGGCGGGGGGTGGCGGCTGGATGCGCATCCTCGAATCCTTCACGGGTGCATGGCAGCGCGATGTCGTGGTCAGTCAAACCGCGGTGCTCGCATACCACGCTGTTTTCGCCTGCATGACGCTGATCGCCAGCGACGTCGCCAAGCTTCGCGTCAAGCTGGTCGAGTTCTCGGATGGGGTCTGGTCCGAGACGACGAACACTGCGTACTCGCCTGTACTGCGGAAGCCAAACCGGTATCAGACGCGCAACCAGTTCTGGGAGAACTGGATCCTCTCCAAACTGTCCAGCGGCAACACCTACGCACTCAAGGAACGCGACGCGCGTGGGGTGGTCAAGGCACTCTATATCCTCGATCCGGATCGGGTGGAGCCGCTCATCACCGACGATGGCGGCGTCTACTATCGGCTCTCCACCGACCACCTCGCGGGCATTGCTGAGGCTGCGGTGGTTGTTCCGGCGAGTGAGATCATCCACGACAGGTTCAACTGCCTATTCCACCCTCTCGTCGGGCTGTCGCCGATCTATGCTTCCGGCCTCGCGGCAACGCAGGGCCTGCAGATCCAGAACAGCAGCGCCAAGTTCTTCGGCAACGGGTCTAAGCCTGGCGGCATCCTCGTCGCTCCTGGCAAAATCGACCAGGCGAACGCAGATCGCCTCAAAGAGTACTGGGACGGCAATTTCAGCGGCGAGAACGCTGGCAAGATCGCGGTGCTGGGTGACGGCCTCAAGTACGAGGCGCTGGCGGTCAAGGCGACGGACGCACAGCTGATCGAGCAGCTCAAATGGACCTCGGAGGTGGTTTGCTCCACCTTCCATGTGCCGCCATACAAGATCGGCGTGGGCGCGCTGCCCAGCTACAACAACGTCCAGGCACTGAACGTCGAGTACTACTCGCAGTGCCTTCAGTCCCTGATCGAGGCGATCGAGACCTGCATGGACGAAGGCCTCGGCACCGGGGACAAGCTGGGCACAGAGTTCGACGTCGACAACCTGTTGCGCATGGATGGCGTGACCCAGATGCAGGTTCTCAAGGACGGCGCCGGCATCCTCAAGGTCGACGAAATGCGGGCTAAGCTGGACAAGAAGCCGACCGAGGGTGGTGATACTGTCTATCTTCAGCAGCAGAACTATAGCCTCGCCGCCCTCGCCAAGCGCGACGCCACCGACGATCCGTTCGGCAAAGCGACTGCGTTGCCCGCGCCCGCTCCAGCCGAGCCGCCGGCCAACGACAACCCTGACGAGGCACAGGCCGCGAAGGCCCTGCTCGCGATGATGAAAGGGTTGCCTGGTGTTCGACGGTGAACTGTTCGGCCAGCAGATGGTCGAGATCGTCCGTGACTACGTCGCCGCCGAACTGCTCCCGGTGCAGGAGGAGAACGCGGCGCTGCGCGCTACGGTGCAGGAGCTCGAACGTCGCATTGCAGCGCAAGCAGAGGTCCGCGCCGAGCCGGAAGTCACCCTTGCCGACATCGATGCCGCTGTTGCTCGCGCGCTGGAGGAGGCTGTCTCCGCATTGCCGCCACCACAGCCAGGTGCCCCAGGCGTAGTGGACATGCAGGAGGTTGCGCTGCTCGTCTCGGCCGAGGTCGGCAAGGCTGTTGCTGCGCTGCCTCCAGCCGAGCCAGGCGCGCCCGGCGAAGTCGATATGGCCGTGGTGGCCGAGCAGATCAGTCGGGCCGTTGGTGACGCGGTCTCCTCCTTGCCGCCGCCAGATCCCGGCGTCGACGGCGTTGGCCTCGCGGATGCGCTGATCGATCGCGACGGGCAGCTTGTACTCACGCTCACTGATGGTCGGACGAAGTCTCTGGGCTTGGTGGTGGGTCGCGATGCGACCCAACCGGAGCCGATCGACGTCGAAGCCATGAAGGCTCAGCTTGGTATGCTTGTCGACGAAGCCGTGCCCAAGGCAGTCTCTGCCCTGCCCCCTGCCGATCCTGGCGCACCCGGCGAAGTGGACATGGCCCAGGTGGCCGCGCTCGTAGAGGATTCGGTGGGGAAGGCTGTTGCTGCTTTGCCGGCGCCGGAGCGCGGCCCAAGCGGCATCGGCATGTCGGATGCACTTATCGACCGTGACGGTTCGCTAGTGCTCACCATGACGGACGGAAGCACGAAGAACCTAGGCGTCGTGATCGGCCGCGACGGTGAGGATGGAGAAACCTTCACGCTGGACGACTTCGACATCGTTCCGCTCGACGATGAGCGCACGTTCAAGTTCTGCTTCACACGCGGCGCTGTCGCCCACTCGTTCGAATTCGCATTCCCTGTCGTTCTCGATCGCGGCGTCTACTCGACCGGCAAGCAGTACCAGCATGGTGACGCGGTGACCTGGGCAGGATCGCTCTGGATCGCACAGCGATCCACCGATTCCAAGCCAGATAGCCCTGACAGCGGCTGGAGACTGGCGGTCAAGCGTGGCCGCGACGGGAAGGACGCCAAGTGACCAACTGGCTGAGAGCCTTCTTCTCCTGGCGCGAGGTACGGGACCAGGGCGTGTGGCTCTATCTTGAGAACGCGGTCACTGGTCGCCGCAAAGCTGTTCGAGTTGGCCGCTGCTGGTCGCCGCTTGATTTTGAGTGGCTCAGCGCTGGCATCGGTGGCGGGGTTGTCATCGACGACACTGCCCGGCGTCGTGTGCAGCTGGTGCCGGAAGGTGCATGGACCGCACCGACCGGCGCCCCTCCGAGAGCCTGACCTGTGGGCGTGACCATCGACCAGGTTCGCTCCTTCCTGCGCTACGATGGCGCCGACGAAGACGAAGCGCTCACGATCATGCTCGGTGCGGCGATCGCCTGGGTAGAACGCGGCACGGGCATTCTAATGACCTCGCGCGAGGTCACGCAGGAGACAATGTTCGGGCCCGCGATGAGCCTGCAGTGGGGGCCGTACAAGGCTGAAACGCTAAAGGTGCAGTACCTCGACGCCTCGCTTGCGGCTCAGCAATTTACCCACTTCGTCGTCCAGCCGTCCGGTCGACTGCTTCCCGCTTCCGGCTGGCCGTCCGCCCGATCGGCCACGCTCACCTATACCGCGGGACACGAGGATCCTGCGGCTTTGCCGATGCCGCTGATCCACGCCGTATGCGTCTACTGCTCGCTCGCCGATCAGTCGCGCGGTGAGATCTCGGCGGCAGGCTGGGAAACGCTGCGCAACGTGCTGGGCGACTACTGGCGACCGGTGATCGCGTGAACGCCGGAACTCTGAACCGCAGACTGCGGATAGAGCGACCAGTCGCCGACGAGAGCTTCACCGGTGCGGGGTCGGGCACCTGGGAGCCGATCGCAGACGTGTGGGCCAACGTGCAGGACATGCTGCCCAGCCGGGGCGAGCGGCTTGCCGATGGTATCAACGTCGCCGCCCGCCCTGCCCGCGTTCGGCTGCGGTATCGCACGGACGTGACCCCAGACATGCGGTTCGTCATGGGCAATCGGGTGATGCAGATCATTTCAGGGCCAGCCGAACTCGGGCACCGCGAGGGCCTAGAGTTCATGGTCGAAGATTACAGCACCGCGGGCAATCCTGCCTGATGGCGAACACTTGGGGCCGCAGCGAAGCTTCTGCCTACATTGGCCGTCTACCAAAGCAGCTGACCCGCTTGTTGCAGGGCGCAGCAAAGGCCGGTGGGCAGGTCATTGCTACCGAGGCCAAGCAGAGGTCGGCATCGACTGAAGTAGCTGACGCGGTGGTGATCAAGGCTAAGTCGGAACAGTTCCGGACCATTGTGCGTGTGACGATCGAGCCCGGCTGGGCCTACTCGCGCGCGCTCTGGCTTGAGTACGGCACCTCGCCCCACTTCATCAGCATCAGTGACAAGCAGCGGCAGGGAGTGGGGCTGCGGCGGATTAACGCGAAGGTCCGTGAGGCTGACGGTAACGGCTCCCTTGTGATTGGCGGCCAGTTCGTTGGCGGTACCGTATTTCACCCTGGCGCGCGCGCTCACCCATTCCTCCGCCCTGCGCTGGACATCAAGCAGGCCGAGGCAGTTCGCGCTGCGCAGCGGTACATCGACGCCGGCATCTCGCGCGGGATGGTTGTCTCAGGCGTGAAGGACGACGACGAATGACCGGTACTCGGATCATTGGCGCGCTGCTCCGTGCTGACCAGCACGTCCTTGGCACCGTTGTTGCGGCAAGCATCAAAGCGGGGCGCTTGCCAGATTCGGTCACCCTGCCGGCGCTGCTGGTCCGAACGGTCAGCAACATCGAACGCCAGCCGCTAAAGCGCGCTGGCTGGGTACGGCAGACGGACCGTGTCTCCGTCGCGGTCAGGGCCGAGAACTACGACG